CTCAGGGCGTCGTCACGCTGACGGTCTCGTCCATCGCCAACATCCGCGCCACCGCCATCGAGTTCGCCGAGTCCGCCTGGGCCAACGACGTACCGAACGACGGGCAGGTCTACGCCGTCGTGACCCCTCGGTACTGGTCGCAGCTCATGCTGCTCAAGGAGTTCTCGGAAGCCGAGTACGTCGGGGCTGACGGCATGACCTTCAAGCAGGGCCCGTCCATCGGCAAGGGCAAGTGGAAGGACTGGAACGGCATCAAGTGGAAGATGCAAACGGGTCTTCCCGGAGCCGGCACGGCAACGGCCAAGTGCTTCGTCTGGCACAAGATGGCCGTCGGCTACGCCGTCGCGCAGTCCGCCGGCAACGTCGCGGGCAATGAGGCCGTGGCCGCCGACATCACCTGGCATGGTGATCGGGCCGCGCACTTCGTCAACCACATGATGAGCGGCCAGGCCGTCATGATCGATGATACGGGCGTGATCGAGGGCAACCTCAACGACACGACCGGCATCGCGACGTCCTAAAGGAGGGCTGACACATGGCATATACTGCTGGCAATCTTCATGGCCTGGTCAACGCCCCCCCGGGGCGGATGGTCTACCGCTACGACTCGACGGATCAGGTCGACGTGGTCGAGGACGCGGGCTACTTCAACAACTTGGACGACGACCTCAACCTTCAGATCGGTGATCTGATCTACGCCTTCACCTGGTCGGCCACGCCCTACGAGGCCGGCTCGACGCTCAGCGAGGCCAAGCAGTTCGTCGTGACCAACGTGGTCCCGAACGACGCTGCGGCTGCGGCAGGGGCGGTGAATGTCGCCGAGGTCTTCATCGCGACCGGTCTGTTGTCCTCACAGGGTTAGTCACCATCGCCACATTTACGGGGGGGTCAGACCCCCCGTATCTTTTTTCGCACTCCGGTCCCTGTATCGTCGCCGGGAGCGCGTGGTGCCTCAGAGACGACCTGGACGCCGCCTGGGAGAGGTTCCCGGACGCGCCCGCCATTGCCGTCAACGAGGCGGCCAGAGAAGTTCAAGCCCTCGCCCTGTTCAGCTATCACCCGATCCGCTTCGCAGAATCCCCCTACCGGTGGATCGAGAAGCAGCGCAGGCGGTTCGGAGACGGCTTCACGGTCCACGGAGCGACGTTCCAGCCCGACATGCCCTGGATAGACTTCTGGTGGCCACCGATCTCAGGTAGCCGCGGTGGGAGCGCCTGGGGGGCTCGTAAGCTCGCCGCGCTGATGGGCTTCTCGCCGGTGATCCTCTGCGGTTGCCCCCTGACCCCTGGAAACTACGCCGGCCACCGCCCGGGGATGCTGATGACCCGCGCGCCCGTCGTCGACCAGCTTCTGAGTGAAATTGAGGCTGACACCACTTGGCACGACGGCGTATACTCGGCGAGTGGCAGAACAAAAGAACTACTCGGTGACTGTCGCGTGTGTTCTGAGCCAGGGCGGTAAGACCCAATATAACGAAGGACACGTCCGACGCCTGAAAGAACAGGTCGCACAGCACCTGTCTCTATCCCATGACTTTGTCTGCCTCGACGACTCTCCATATCCTGGCTACTGGGCAAAAGTCTCCCTATTTGAGCCCGGGCGCTTCTCTGGGCGCGTGCTCTATCTCGACCTTGACGTGACGATCAAGGGTTCGCTCGACGAGCTCGCGACCTTCCCGGCACGGTTTGCGATCTGCAAGGATTGGACGCGGCTCGGCTTCAACTCGTCAGTTATGGCGTGGGAGGGTGGGACAGGCGGGACGGACGCCATATTCACCGATTTCGACTATGAGCGAGATAGTGGGCGATTCAAGGGCGACCAGTCCTGGATCTTCCATAAGAAGCCAGAGGCGCAAAAGTTTCCGAGACAGTGGGTGCAGTCCTTCAAGATCGCCGTCATGCGCGGCGGGTTCGAGCCGGACCTACGCGTGATTGCGTTCCATGGCTGGCCGAAACCATGGGAGTTTCCTGATGTCATGTGATGTCGTCCTCATTCACCCCGGAGCTCAGCGGGTGATCTATGGCGATCTCGCCCGCGAGCAGACCGCCATCGAGCCGCCGACCTGGACGCGGATGATCGCCGGCTGGCTGCTGGATCGTGGACGCGACGTGCGTATCATTGACCAGGAGGCCGAGAATCTGACTGCCGAAGAGGTTGCTGAGCGCGTCTCTAATCTCTCGCCGTCACTCGCCGTTCTTGTGGTCTTCGGGCACCAGCCCTCCGCCTCCACGCAGCAGATGGTTGGGGCGAATGAGATTGCGAAAAAACTTTCTGTTCCGACACTCATAGTGGGGAATCATGCCTCAGCATTGCCAGAGCGCACACTGGAAGAAGGAAACGCTACCTACGTCTGCGACGGAGAAGGGCCGCTAACTATTGCAGGACTGCTTAATGGCCCGCCGACTGTTACAAAAATAGGCGATATGATGCAGATCAATCACGTTCCAGGCTTAGTCTGGAGAGGTAAATTCGGAGATATCATTGGAAATGTCATTAAAAATTCGCGCGCGCCGATGATACCCATCTATCAGCTACACGGCGACGCCTGGGATCTCCTGCCGATGGATAAGTACCGAGCGCACAACTGGCAGTGCCTCGACGGCAGCCCACGCCAGCCCTACGCCTCAATCTATACGACGCTCGGTTGCCCGTTCAAGTGCTCGTTCTGCATGATCAACACCTTTCAACACGGAAATTTCTACCGCCGGCGGGACCCGAAGGCCGTCGTCCGCCAAGTCGAGCGGCTGTATCGAGACTATGGCGTGCGTACGCTCAAGATTGCCGACGAAATGTTCGTGCTCGACCCGAGCCACTACATCCCCGTCTGTGAGGGCCTCGCCGCGCTTCCCTTCGGAGGTGAGCTCAATATCTGGGCCTACGCCCGCATCGATACCGTAAAGCCCGAGACGCTCGCTCTGATGCGGCGTGCCGGCATCCGCTGGCTCGCCCTCGGCATTGAGTCGGCCTCGTCACACGTTCGCGACGGGGCACAGAAGGCGCTCAAGGACGATGATATCCGCGCCACGGTCGAGGCAATCCAGAGGGCGGGGATCAACGTCCTCGGAAATTTCATCTTCGGACTGCCTGACGATACCATGCAGACCATGCAGGCCACGCTCTCGCTCGCCAAGTCGCTAGATCTCGACTTCGCGAACTTCTATTCGGCGATGGCCTATCCGGGCTCTCAGCTATTCGCACAGGCACGCTCGACGGATCTGCCGACGTCGTGGTCAGGCTACAGCCAGCACGCCTATGATACTCATCCTCTGCCGACGGCAACGCTGTCGAGCGCCGACGTCCTGCGGTTCCGCGACAATGCCCATCACGCCTACTTCGAGGATTTCGACTTCCTGAAGCGCATAGAGCGGAAGTTCGGCCCGTCGGCAATAGCGACGGTCCGCGCCATGACGGCAACCCGACTACGCCGAAAGCTGTTGGAGGTCGCATGAAGTGGATCGGAGGAGCAGAGCTTCTCGCCGCATTTGAAGAACAGATTGCGGCCGAGTTCAACGCCGGAGAGATCCCCTATCCGGTACACCTCGAATCCGGCAACGAGGACCAGCTGATCGAAATCTTCCGCGACATCAAGCCAGAAGACTGGATCATGGGAACCTGGCGGCTGCATCTGAAGGCTCTGCTCAAAGGCGTCCCGCCCGATGAGCTGCGCGCTGCAATACACCGCGGCGAGTCGATGGCACTGCAGTTCCCGGAGCATCGCGTCTATGGCTCGGCCATCGCCGGCGGGATCATTCCGATCGCGCTCGGCGTTGCGCTGGCGATCAAGCGCCGCAGGGGTAATGGGCGTGTGTGGTGTTTCCTCGGGGACATGATGTCTAAAAGCGGCATTTTCCATGAGTGCGCAAAATATGCAGGCAATCATGCATTGCCGATTACGTGGGTTATTGAAGATAACGGCGTATCGGTGATGACACCAACCGAGAAAGTTTGGGGCGAATATAATAATGTGCCGTTCTACCGAAGCGTTAGATACTATCGCTATCAGAGCAAGTACCCACATTGTGGTGCAGGGAAGAGGGTTCAATTTTGAAAACGATAGCATTGACACAAGGCAAAACCGCACTGGTTGATGATGAAGATTACAACAAGATTTCGCATTTTCCGTGGTTTGCTATTCGCCAACGTAAACATTGGTATGCGGTATATGCGACTGGTCCCGCAACCGCTCGCGTACATCATAGGATGCACACTGTGTTAATGAAACCACCGTCGGGAATGGAGGTGGATCATATTAATGGCGATGGCTTGAACAATACTCGTGCGAATATGCGAATAGTGCGGCCGGCCGACAATGCTAAAAATCGACGCAAAGGAACTGGGAAAGGAGGTCGACCCACGACATCTCAATACAAAGGAGTGAATTTCTATCCATTGCGGAGTTGTTGGTTAGCTCGCATCATGGTAGATAAACGCTCAATTCACATCGGGTATTTCGCCTCAGAAGAAGCAGCCGCGCGCGCCTATGATCAAGCAGCAGCACAACATCATGGCGAATTTGCAAGATTGAATTTCCCGTGAATTATCGGGAAGCGCTCAATGCCGCTATGAATATGCTAGCGACAGACAAACAGACCTTGTTCATCGGACAAGGGTGCGCCTATCCTGGAACCTTCATGAGCACTACTCTCAACGACGTGCCGAGGGAGAGATTGATTGAGTTTCCTGTTGCGGAGCAGATGCAGGCTGGTGTAGCCATCGGTCTAGCTCTCGCAGGTTTTGTGCCGATTTGCATATATCCACGCTTTAATTTCATGCTCTTGGCTGCCGATATGCTCATCAATCATTTAGATGTGATGCAGCCGCACGTCATCGTCCGCGTGGGCGTCGGCTCTACCCAGCCGCTTGACCCAGGCCCACAACACAGGGGCGACTGGACGGAGTCCTTCCGTCTGATGATGCCCAATACACACATAGAGAGGCTAGACCATGCCGAAGACATCCTGCCCGCCTACCGCGCCGCCCTCGACAGAGACGGACCCAGCATCCTCGTCGAAGTCGCCGACTTCTATTAAGCTGCACGAATCGACGCTCGGCGAGGAGGAGATCGACGCCGCCGTCGAGGTCATGCGCTCTGGACAGGTGACGGCTGGCATAATGGTTAGAGAGTTCGAAGAGACATTCGCCGATCCGTATTCGTCCTATGCCGTCATGGTCAACTCAGGCTCCTCAGCCAATCTGCTCGCGATCTCCGCACTCACAAATCCGCGATACGGACGGCTCAAGCCAGGCGATGAGGTCATCGTCTCGGCCCTGTCCTGGCCGACGACGATCTGGCCGCTGGTTCAGCATGGGCTCGTTCCTGTCTTCGTCGACATCGACGCAGAGACGCTCAATATCGACGTAGACAAGGCAAGAAAGGCCGTCAGCGAGAAGACGCGCGCGATCATGCCGATCCATGTCTATGGGAATCCGTGCGATATGGGTGCGCTTGTATGTCTGTGCCTAGACGAGGATCTGATTCTGGTCGAGGACTGCTGCGAGGCCCTGGGCGCGACCTATGACGGCGAGCCCGTGGGAGCGTTCGGCACTATAGGGACGTTTAGCTTCTACTTCAGCCATCACATGACCACGATGGAAGGCGGGGCGTGCGTGACGAAGAGCCACGAACTCAACGAACTGATGCGGATCCTGCGCGCCCACGGCTGGACGCGGGACGTCGATGACAAGAAGTATCGTCTCGCCTACCCGCACATCGACCCGAAGTTCCTGTTCGTGAATGCCGGATATAATCTGAGGGCGACGGAGCTGCAGGCGGCCATCGGTCTCGTGCAGATGCGAAAACTTGCTGGTTTCCTCGAAGCGCGTCGCAGGGCGGCCGAAGGCCTCAAGAGCGTGTTTTCTTCGTATCCAGACATCAGCACACAACTGGAGAAAAAAAAGGGGAGATCCTCATGGTTCGGCTTTCCTGTTCTGGCTGGCCGCAATATCCTCGTCCATGAGCTCAGACGCTACTTTGAGGAAAACGGCATCGAGACCCGCGCCATACTCTGCGACATGACGATACAGCCGGCCATGAGGCTATGGGAGCACCGCATTCCGGAGCCATGCTTCAACGCCCACTGGGCCGCCTTTCACGGCTTCTCGATCGGCTGCCATCAGGACATCAGCGAGGAGCAGATCGAGCACGTCGGCAAGACCCTGGAGGCGTTCTATGGCTAGAGCACTCATCACCGGAATCGGCGGATTCGTCGGAAGTCACCTCGCGGAGTACCTCCTCGCGCATACTGACTGGACGGTCTACGGAACGCTGAGGTGGAACGAGTCGACCGACAACCTCGCCGTGCTCGCGCCGCTGTTTAATGCCGGCGACCCACGCGTGAGGCTCGTCGAGGCGGACCTGACAGACGCAGCCTCAATGACCCGCGCCGTCCAGATCGCGGAGCCCGACTACGTCTTCCATCTCGCCGCGCAGAGCTACGTTCAGGCGAGCTTCGTCTGCCCGACTCAGACCCTCCAGACGAACGTCATGGGCACGTTGAACCTGCTTGAGGCGGTGCGGGAGCATGCACCGGAGGCGTGGGTGCACAATTGCTCGTCTAGCGAGGTCTACGGGCGCGTCTCGCCTGGAGTTGAAATGATCGACGAGGATCATCCACTCTCGCCGGCCTCGCCATACTCGATCTCAAAGGTCGGAGCAGACCTCCTCGGCCGGTTCTACGCCGAGGCGCACGGGCTTCGGGTGCTGACGACGCGCATGTTCACGCATACTGGGCCTCGCCGCGGCGACGTCTTCGCCGAGTCCTCCTTCGCCAAACAGATCGCCATGATCGAGGCGGGACTTCTGGAGCCCAGCATAATCAAAGTGGGAAATCTCAGCGCGGTGCGCACCGTGGCCGATGTGCGCGATGCTGTGCGAGCCTATCACACGCTGCTGACGGTCAACCCAGAACCCGGCGCGGTCTATAACATCGGCGGAACTCATACCTGTACGGTAAATGACATCCTGCATGAACTACTTGGGGCGGTTAGCTTCGGCTGTATGGTGGAATTTGATCCCGGTCGGAGTCGTCCCGTCGATGCGGACCTACAGGTGCCTGACTGCAGCCGATTCAAGGCCGCGACGGGATGGGAGCCCGAGATCCCATTCGAGCAGACGATGCGCGACCTGTTAGAATACTGGCGCGAGAGGGTCAAGACAGGGGTTATACTGCAACGATGATCACGATCATGGTGTCCGGTGGTTTTGACCCAATCCACGACGGGCATATCGAATACTTACATGCAGCATCACTACGCGGGCACGTTATCGTCGCACTCAACTCGGATACCTGGCTGAAAAAAAAGAAAGGCTATATTTTTCTTCCATGGAAGGCTCGGCAGAGGGTTCTCGCGGCACTTATATTCGTCGATCAAATCGTCCGAGTTGACGACGCCGACGGCACCGTCTGTGAGGTTCTGAAGAGACTCAAACCGGATTACTTCGCAAATGGCGGGGATAGGACAGAAGCGAATCCAATGGAGCACGCGATCTGTCATGAGTTCGGCATCACCGAGCTGTTCAACGTCGGCGGACCGAAGACACGGTCATCGAGCGATCTTGTGAAGGTGGCCCGTTGATCATCACAAGAACCCCCTACCGCATGAGCCTGTTCGGAGGCGGGACCGACTATCCGTCATGGTACAGGGAACACGGCGGCGCGGTCCTCACGACCACCATCGACCGCTACTGCCACATCTGCCTGCGCCGCATGCCACCATTCCTCGGCTCGAAGTACCGGGTCTTCTGGTCGAAGATGGAGAACGTCAACGAGGTCTCTGAGATCGAGCACCCCGGCGTTCGTGGCTGCCTTCAGTACTTCGGCATCGAAGATGGGCTCGAGATCAACCACGCCGGAGACCTGCCGGCTAGGAGCGGTCTGGGCTCCTCATCCGCCTTCACGGTCGGCATGCTGCACGCGCTGCACCTGTTGCTCGGGGAGGATGCGGGGCCGGCGCTGCTCGCTGATCAGGCGGTCTACGTGGAGCAGGATGTGCTAGCGGAGACCGTCGGGATTCAGGATCAGATCGAGTGCGCCTGGGGCGGGATTAACCACATCACGATCAACACTGACAGGGACTACGCCATCAACCCGGTACTACTGGATCGCGAGCGCATACAGGCGCTTGAGGCTCATCTCGTACTCGTGTTTACCGGGCTACAGCGTCACGCCTCTGAGATCGCGCGGGCCCAGGTGGAAAATGCCGGCCGCAAGACCGAACAGCTACACCGGATCGCCGAACTCGTCCCGCAGGCGGTCGAGACGCTGTCAGCCGGGACGCCTCTGGAACTCGGCGCACTGCTCCATGAGACCTGGATGCTCAAACGGGAACTATCGGACAAGGTCTCGACACCGGAGATCGACGACCTCTACACCACGGCCAGATGGCACGGCGCGGTAGGTGGAAAGGTCCTCGGAGCCGGCGGGGGTGGCTTCGTGCTGTTGTGCGTCCCGCCGGAACGTAGAGAGAAGATGCTGGAAGCGCTGGGCCTGTACGCCGTGCCGGTCAGGTTCGAGCATGGCGGCTCGCAGGTCGTGCTTCGATGAGAACTCTGTTCTATACGACCCAGACGAACGAGTGCCGAAACCATGTGCTCGCCTGGAACAGCATCTCAGAAGTCCCGGCCGTACACCTGACCTACTCATACCTCGGAATCCGCAACGACTGGCGGCTCGTCGAGGCCGCGCGTGAAGGAAACTTCGACGTGATCTTCTACGTCGGCGTATTCAGCGCGCCCGGGAATCCACGACACTCCGCGTTCCGGGAGGCGAGGCGGTTCGCGCCGCTGGTCAACCTGTGTTCTGATGCTGCCGACACTCCGTGGCACGACGTCCTGAAGGAATATGCGAGGCAAGAGTGCTTCGATCTGCAGGTGGCGATCGACGGGGCGATCGACGCGCCTGTCGACCTGGCCGTCCTGACACCAGTCAGCCCGCTGGTATTTGGTGGAGCCCATACCAAGGACATCCGCGTCGGCTTCTCTGGGAGCGTGAGCCGAAGGCGCGCCGTGATGACGGACGTGCTCGAGCGGTTCGGAGAGCTCGCCGTTCGTGACCGGATGGAGATCGACGGCTACGGTGACCACGTTCGCTTCTTGAAGCGCTGCCGCCTGATGCTCAACCTCTCCACGACTGGCTCGGGAGAGCGTCACCACATCAAGGGACGAGTCCTGGAGGCCGGCTGGGCCGGCTGTGCGCTGCTTGAGCCGCGGGAATCGCCTTTCCACGCATGGTTCCCGTCGGACGCCTGCTTCCCCTACTCAAACGCCTACGAGGCGGCTACTCTGATCAACGAGCTGACAGACGCGCAGATCGAGCACGCGGCGGGACGGCTTTCTGCGGTGGTTGCCGAGAAGTACCACCCGAAGATGATATACGGAGAGATCCTGGAGAGACTGAATGTGGATACTACCCTCACGAAGCCGGCCGCATAACATCGTCAGGCTGATCGACGCCTACCGCAAGACTGGAGCGACGACGCCCGTGTGGCTGCGCGTCGACGATGACGATCCAGTAGTCGGAGGCTATTATATCGATCATCCCTTATGGACGATGCAGATAGGCGAGAAGAAACCTTTATCAGAACTCTATGCCGAGGTGTTCTTCTTGTATCCAGAGGCTGACTGGTATGGTTTTATCGCAGACGACGTCGTGCCTGAGACGATGCAATGGGACGTCAAGCTGATCGAGGCGGCGGGTTCAGACGGTATGGCCGTTCCTGCTGGCGGCCATGAGGACTACGCCGGCGCGCCGCACTTCGTTCTCGGCGGAGACCTTGTCCGACGAGTCCGCTGGCTCGCCCTGCCAGGACTGGATCGTCTGTTCATCGACACAGCCTGGTGGGACATCGCAGAGAAGCTGGGCGTCCTGCGGAAGGTTCCGGACGTCGTCTTAGCTCATCACCATTTCAGCAACAAAAAGGCCATGTATGATAAGACCTACAAGAAGACCCGCAAGGTCGAAGATCGCGCATGCTATGATGCATGGCGCAAAAGTGGTTATAATCAAATCAGGAGGTAATACATGATAATCCACGCAGAGGTCGTCGTTACCCCCGACCGTCCCGTCGTCATCTTCCGCGAGCCGAGAGAGAAGGTCGACCTCGACGTCGAGCTTCCTAGAACACTCAACTCTCAGGGCTGGGGCGTCGGCACCTACTTCAACGTCCAGTTCATCAGCCACGACCGCACGATCCTCCTTGCCTCCGCAGAGTTCGTCGTGACCGAGGTCAGGGAAGGGCTGCACACGAACGAGGCGAACCCGTACCAGCCCATCACGAAGATGATCGCCTCGCGTAAGTTCGAGCAGATCGGCGACTGGTGGCCGAAGCCGTGTGGGTTGTTTGTAACGGAGAAAGAAGAGGCCAAAGAGGCGGAAGAAAAGCCGTCGAAGCCGGCACCGAAGAAGGTAGCCAAGGCGGGCTGATCAGTGGCCTCTGAGACTGACATCATCAACGTAGGCCTTCGGCACGTCGGAGCCGAGCGGATCACCTCTCGCACGGACGGCACGAAGGGGGCAGACGTCGCCAACGACGTCTACGACGAGCTTCTGGACGACCTGCTCCGCGGCCATCCCTGGAACTTCGCCACCAAGCGCAAGAAGCTCGCCCAGAGTTCGACCGAGCCGATCTTCGAGTTTGACTACGCCTATCCCCTGCCCTCCGACTGGCTGCGTACCATCTCGGTCCACGACAATGACGCGGGATACGGGGCGTTCCTGTATCGCATGGAACAGATCGAGACGCAGGGTGGCGGAACGCAGCGGGCCATCGTCACGTCGGCCGATGACGTCTGGCTGCGCTACATCACACGGGTGAAAGATCCGAATCTTATGACACCGGACTTTCGCGTGGCGTTCGAGTACGCTCTGGCGGACGTCTTCGCGATCCCGCTAGCCTCGTCCAACTCACTACAAGAGAAAATGGAGAAAAAGGCTGCTCGGAAGCTGGCAAAGGCCCGTTCCACCGACGCACTTGGCGCACCACCGGAGCGTCGCCCCCGGGGCTCATGGGCAGCCTCACGCGGCGGCTGGCGTCGTCGCCGTGATCTTCTACACGACTGATGCCGCGCCTTCACGACCTTCAGCCCTCATTCTCAGCCGGCGAGGTCAGCCCACGTCTTACGGCACGGTTAGATTTTAACAAGTACCGATTCGCGCTGGAGACCTGCGAGAATCTTGTCGTTCTGCCAGAGGGCGGGGCGATGCGGCGCTCCGGGACCCGACACGTCGCCGAGGAGAAGTCGAGCGCGGTCAGGGGAAGACTCAAGCGCTTTGAGTTCTCGACCGTGCAGGCCTACATACTTGAACTCGCAGACGGTGCGATTCGCTTCTATCGACATCAGGCGCAGATCGCGGTATCCAACACCGACGGAGCGATCGCTAATGGACAATTCACTTCTGGCATTACCGACTGGGATGATCGCTCTACTGGCGGTGTCGGTAATCAGATTACTCATGACGCTGTCAATGGTCGGCTCACACTTGAGACGTCCGGTTCAGCCGGTGATGATATCGGCTGGGCTGAGCAGGATATTGTAATTGACGCGGGATTCGTCGGTGTTGAGCATGTCATCAAATTCAGAGTTATCGGCTCTACTGGGGACCAGCTCGAATTTCGGGTGGGTTCTACATCGACCGGCGACGAGATCCTGGCCGATGTACTAAAGGCGACCGGATATCACTGTGTTGCCTTCACTCCGACTGCCACGACGTTTTATATCCAATTCCGCAATCGCTCAAATATTTCTGGCAATTCAGGCAAAAACATTCAGGTCGATGATGTTTCGCTGATTGATGATGCACCAGTAGAAGTCGATGCGCCATGGGCGGAGGCTGACCTGTCGACAGTGGAGGGGCCACAGAGCGCGGACGTGCTTTATCTTTTCCATGCAGACCATCCCACGCACAAATTGCAGCGCTTCGGGCATACGACGTGGGCATTGGTCGAGGTCGCTTGGAAGGACGGTCCCTATCTCGACGAGAATTTAACAGACACGACGCTCACACCCTCAGCCGCTACGGGACTAGGCATCACGCTCACGCTGTCATCGATAGAGGGCGTCAACGACGGACAGGGATGGCTGTCGACCGATGTGGGAAGGCTGGTTCGATACAAAAATACAACGAATTGGGGCTACGCGGTCATCGTCTCGATCACCTCGGCCACCATCGCGGTCGCCGATGTGCGGCGCGACTTCGATGGCGCAACGGCGCAACCGAATTGGCGACTCGGAGCATGGTCCGGCACGACTGGTTACGCGCAGGTTTCGACATTCTACGAGCAGCGGCTCTACTGGTTCGCTACAGCGGATTTCTCGCAGACCTTTGGCGCCAGCCAAACCGCCGACTTCGAGAACATGCAGCCCGACGATGGTGCGGGCACGGTAGAGGCAGATGACGCGTTTGTATATAAGTTATCAGCGGACGACGTAAACGCGATTCGCTGGGCGTCGGCCGGAGAGAATACACTCGTAATCGGTACTACGGGCGGAGAATGGGTCCCCAGTTCGACTGGTGAGGTCATCACCCCGCTAGACATTACCGTGCGTCGACAGACGACGCGCGGCTCGGCCCAAATTCAGCCGGTACGAGTTGGTAATGCAGTGCTGTTTGTTCAAAAAGCCAGGCGCAAGATATGGGAGTTCGGTGTTTCTATTGATGAGGATGGTCGTGCTAAATATAACACCACTGATATAACGCGGCTCGCGGAGCACATCACCTGTAGCGGAATCGTTGAGATGACCTACGCACAGGAGCGCGACTCCGTCATCTGGGCTGCATGCTCACAGGGAAGGCTGCTCTCATTGACGTACAGGCGCGATGAGGACGTGGTCGGTTGGGCGCGCCACATCCTCGGCGGCTCATTCAACGGTGGAGACGCCGTGGTCGAGTCCGTGGCCGTCATTCCAGGAGACAACGGAGCCGGACAGACCCAGGACTCGACTGATCGCGACGAGGTGTGGCTCATCGTCAAGCGCACCATCAACGGCGCGACGAAGCGCTATATCGAGCTCTTAGAGAGAGATTTCGAGACTATCCATGAACAGGAGGACGCCTACTACGCAGACTCGGTGATAACCTACGACGGCGCGGCCGCTACTACGCTCACGGGGCTCGACCACCTGGAGGGCGAGACGGTAAAGGTCTGGGGCGACGGCGCCGTTCGACCTGATGCAACTGTATCAAGCGGGCAGATCACGCTCGACTCCCCCGTCTCCGTCGCGCAGATCGGGCTTGGATACACGCACAGGCTTAAACCTTTGAAGATATCCGCCGGCAACCCGGCAGGAACCCCAGTCGGCAAGATCAAGCGTATCTACGGGCTAACCTTTGTTCTGCTAAACAGCTTCCGACTTAAATACGGCCCGGACTCCGACAACCTCAAGGAGAAGGACTTCCGCGTCGTCTCTGACCCCATGGACGCCGCAGCACCTCTGTTTACCGGGGAGACGTTCGTGGAGTTCCACGGCGACTGGGGAACCGATCCGCGAATGATCGTCGAAGACGACGCGCCGGCACCGTTCACGCTGCTCGCGCTCGCGCCTGAAATAAACGTGAACCAGCTCAAATGATTATTCGAGCCGCTGATCTCGATTGTGATATGCCCGCCCTTGTTAAGGGGGCGCGTGAGTTCGCCGAGCGGTTCACGCCATTCATGGCGCTCCCAGATGATGATGGCATGGTAGAAGTAATAGCTAGGCTCGCGACAATAAACGGAGTCGAGATGCTGGTTAACGAGCACGAGGGACGTGTCGTCGGAGGAGCAGCTATGCTGTATGCTCCATACCTGTGGAACCCATCAACGACCGTCGCAGAGGAGTTATTCTGGTCAACCTTTCAAGGCGCCCCGATGGGAACGAGCAGTCGATTGCTGGATGAAATAATGATGCGCGCGCATGAGCATGGGGCAGTACCGATGCTCAAGGCACTCGTCACGAGCTCACCAGGAGTCGAACGCGCCTATCGCAGACGCGGACTGTCACCGGTAGAAACAGTCTTCACGAGGGTCTCGTAATGGGCGTTTCTGCAGCGACCGCAATACTGATCGGCTCCGGAGTCTCGGCAGTCGGTGCGATTTCCGGCGGTCAGGCGGCCGGAGAACTGGGGGAACAGCAGGCAGCCATCTCTGCGGAGCAGGCTCTACAAGAAAAGCTGCTGACTGAAGCCGAGGTCCGCGACTTTGCCCGCAACCAGTCTCGGGTCTTCGGAGAACGGCGCGCGGCGCTCGGAGCCTCCGGCATCGATCCGTCTACCGGAAGCGCTGTCCTAGCAGCGGAGGACTTCGCCGCCGAGGTCGAACTGAATAAGAGGCGTATTCAACTGGGCGGTGAGGTGCGTGCGACACGGCTCGAACAGCAGGCTGATCTACAGCGCCAAGCCGGAAGAGCAGCGAAAACGGCTGGATTCTTCCGTGGCGGCGCCTCACTGCTTACCGGCATCGGTGCGTCGAACCAGTTCGGAGCCGGCGCACCGCCGAGCCATGGCGGACGCGACTTTCGATAGCCGAGAGCCTAGAATGATTCACAACACGTAAGGAGAAAGAGTCAACGATGCCGAAACTACCATCTTCAGCCGACGTCCAGACCGTCTCTCCGCGTGTCGCAACCGACCCGGGCGTACAGATACCACCCGGCGCCACGCAGAGCACGCTCGGCATCGCCGCCCGGGAACTCGCCCCGGCTGCCCAGGCACTCGCAGAGGTCGCAGTTCGCCAGCAGAATCGTCGCGACACTGTTGACCGTGCCAGCAGAATCAACCAGTACAACCGCGAGTCAGACGATCTGCTCCGCAAGATGAACGTCGAGGACGATCTGTCTGACGATAAGGTACTGTCTACCTACGCCAAGCAGATTAACGAGCGGCGACAGGATCTCCTTGCAGAGCATCAGGGATCAGATGAAAGCCGGGCCTCGCTCGCTACCCGTCTGAATGACGTTGAGTCCACGTTCATCGGGCGGGCCTCTGCGCTTAACACCAGTCTGGGCCGTCAAAAGGTACTGACGACGTTCGACGATTCGCTTTCGCCTCTCGTCAGTCGCGCGGCCGAGATCCCGACACGAGAGAACATCGACCAACTCTTCGTCGACCTGGAGACCAATATCGACGACCTGCGGGGCGCCCTGGATCCATCGGAGGAGGAGAAGCTCCGCGCCGTCGGACGCGAGCAGATCGCGCTCGCCTCGATGCAGTCTCTGATCACCCGGGGGCACTTCGAGACCGCCGAGGCCCTGCTCGATCAGGGCGGGCTCGTCAACGCACTGTCGCCCCAGTCGGTGCGGGATGTGCGCGGGCGGTTGGAGACGACGCGCGCGACCCGAGACAAACTTTTGAACGAGATCATACAGGCGCAGCAGATTCTCGGACGCCCACTGACAGAGTCCGAGATGATGGACAAGCTAGGCATCACCCCAACCGACCGACAGAAGGAGATCGACGACCTCATCGAACGCGGAGTCTCGCCGCCGCTGGCCAAGGACATCGGTAACGGCAATGTCAGAGTAGTCGGACCTGACAACCTTGGGGATTTCTTCTCGGTCAACATCGTGACGAACAAGTCCACCAAGATCCTCGGCGAGGACGCCGAGAGGATCAGTAGCATGGTCGGCATCGCAGGGCAGCAAGCCCAGCAGCCAGGCGGACCGGGACAGCCAGCCCAACCCGGACAGCCCGCCCAGCCGTCGCCTGAAGGCCAAGCGGCGCAGCCTGGGGCCAAGACAGAACCACAGGCACCGTCTGCGATCGAGCAGGCGGTGGGAAAGGGGACTGGCCCCTTCGCAAAGATGCAGGCCGGGATCAGTAACGTCATAGGCCCGTTCGTAGAAGGTACGATATTCGAGGACACGACCGACGCGCGGCAGCAGGTCAGGATCTTCTCTCAAATAGCGAAGACGCGATTGATCAATAATCCGAAGTTCCCCGTAGCCGAGCAGAAGATCGTCCAGGGCCTGATGCCCGACGTCGATCAGTTCTTCAAGGATCCGGACGCCGCACGATCGGACCTCCAGGAGCTGAAGCGCTACCTCATCGGATCACGCGAGGCCAAAGAAGGCGAACTCGACTCCAAGATCACCAGCGTGCGCCGCGGCGAACTTTTTGATCAGATATCGGCGATCAACGAACTCCTGACGATTATGGAGGCCCCGGGCGAGCCAGAGAAAGGCGGTCCTCCGGCGTTCAGCACACAGGAGGAGGTCGACAAGCTCGATCCCGGCACACGGTTCTTCTGGGAGCCCACCGGCGAGGAGCTGATAAAGGACTGATATGGCCAAGCCATCCTCACAGGTCGTCACGGAGCCTACTCAGGGCGCGCAGGTCGGTGGTGAGGGGGCATCTCGACCCCAGGGCGCCTCTTCCGTTCTACCGCAGGGCGCGAGTCGTGTGGGAGAGAAGGGTATCCTGAAGGAGACAGGTCAACAGCTCATCTCCGGGATGGACGACGTGACGAGCCTGCTCGCCCTTCCGTTCGAGGCCTTCCTTCCGAGCATCGTCTTCGGTGATCAGGGTGTGGAGTTACTCATGCCCAGCGAGACGATGGCCCGTCGAGAAGCGGGTCTGCTCGGCCTACCGGGGCGGGCGCAGGGGCCGCCAACCGGTATATTCGGGTCCGCGGCGCGTTTCGCCGGAGCGACCCTAGCCGCGGGTCCGATCCTCGGGCGTGCGTTCGGGTTCGTCAAACCGTCGCCGGTTCCGGCCACTACAAAGCTGGGCAAGGTCGCGCAGTTCCCCCGCAAGGTGGCGGCCGGGGCGGGCGAGAGGTTCGCCGCGCACCCGGTAACATCGACCCTCGTTGAAGCAGGATTCGGGGCCAGTGCCGGCGTCGGTGGATTCTTCGCGCGGCAGCTATTCCCGGACTCGGATGCCGCCCAGCTCGGCGGCGAGATCCTCGGCGGGACGCTGCCAGCCCTTACGCCGACAGGACTCATGATTCGGGCGGCCGGCGGACTGCGTAATGCCGTGAACTTCGTGCGAGCTCCGCTCACCGAGATCGGCGGCCGTCGTCGTGCTGCCGCTCGTGCCCAGCGGGCCGCTCCGCCGGAACAGCGTCGCGAGGCAATCACCGAACTGGATCGACCGACAACGCTTGATCCGGAAACCGGTCAGCCCGTACTGACGCCCGCCCAACGCACGGGCGACCCAGGACTCCTGTCGCTCGAGCGCTCGGTAGTGGAGTCGAGCGAGACGCTGATGCGGGAGGCCGACGCGCAGATCGCCCACGCGAACGCCGCTATTCAACAGTCACTGCTACGAGTCGGCGACCAGCCTCCAGGTGCCGTCACCGCGACGCTTGAGGAGTCGAGTCGCTATCTCGACACGCTACTCGACACCCGACTGCGAGTCGCCGCTCAGAGAACCGACGAGCGCCTCGCTCAGATGGGCAGCGGTGCGAGCCGAGAGGCCGCCAACCGCACGGCCCGCGAGGAACTGACCGCAGCACTGCGCGCCGCCAGAAATCAGGAGACGGAACTCTACAGGCTCGTCCCGGAAAATACGCCCGTTCCCTATCGCCAGGCGAGTGCCAGACTTGAGGCCTTCAAGACCGAGCTAGGCAAGGCGCAGCGCTCGGACATCCCGGCGATCGCGCGGCGGTTTCTCGATCGTGAGTCCGGAGAGTTCCTGGGGCGCAGCGGTGAGAAGATCGTCAGGACTACGACGATCAAGGAGATGCGGGCGGTGCAGAGCAAGCTGCGGGAGGTGGCTCGCAACGCCCGAGCAGGTGAGAAGCGCAACCTCAACCGCGCGCGCATCGCCGACGACATTGCCAATGCGATCACCGACGACATCGCGCACGCCAGCGATCCCGCCGTCGCCGAGGCCGTCCAGCTGGCGGTCGAGTTCTCGCGTGGCCTGAATGAACGCTTCAGCCGAGGGGCCGTGGGCAAGGTCCTACAGCGCGGCGCCGCGGGCGGTGAGAAAGTGCCGCCTGGGCTGACCCTGGAGGCGTCGATGGGCGTTACCGGACCAAGAGCCCGCGAGGCGCTGGATGACATCCTGAAGGCCTTCGATAGCCCGGAGGCGCCATCCTCGGCGGTGGTCATCGGGGCGTCCGAGGACTACCTGCGCGGCCGCTTCCTGGCCACGGCAGTCGAGCAGGGCAAGCTCAACGCACGCTCTGCAGAGAGGTTCCTCCGGGACAACGAGGAGGTCCTGAAACGGTTGCCACGGGTGCGGCGCGAGATCGAGGAGACCATCGACGCCGGGAACAAGATGGCCGTCGCCGAGCGCCACCGGGCACGGATCGACCTCGACGATCCACGGGTCTCGAAGGCTACGATGCTGATCGAGAAGGGCCCGGTCGAGACCTTCCGCCAGATCAGTCGAATGAAGATAGGCGACGCGCAGCGCGAGACGCAGCTTCTCATAAACAGGGCGCAGCGCGACGCGACCGGGGAAGCCTTAGAGGGACTCAAGAGCGGATTCGTAGAATACCTACTTGCCGGGGCTCGATCGCGCGCTCGTGACGTCCGCGGCACGCCGTTCGTCTCTGGATTCGCACTGCGCGACGCGCTGGCCGCGCCAGGAGCGAGGGCGGCGGCGAATCGGATGTTCACGCCTGATGAACTCAACCGCCTCGGCATCATCACGCGCGACCTGATACGCTTAGAGAAGCGCTTGGGCACGCCGATATCAGCCGAGGGTATCATCGGTGATCGGCCGAGCAAGGTGATAGAAACTGTGGCTGGCATTGCCGGTGCAGCCGTAGGACGTAGTCAAGCGAGACGTATGGGTATCGGTGGCACCGTGCAGATCCCTGGTATATTGGCGAACCGCTTCCGCGAACTGGTCGCTGCTGGCGTGAAGGATCCGGCCAGCCGACTGATGCGCGACGCGATGCTCGACGAGGACCTGTTCCGCGAGCTGCTTGAGGCACCATTGGAAGACGGAGGACGTCGGCTCGGCAAAGTGGCCCGCGGGCGCCTCAATATATGGGCGGCAGGCGTACTGGCAGAACACGGCGCGGCACCTGGAACCGATGAAGAAGACGAAGCACAATAAACGCGACGACGACGCCGAGGGCTGGCGTTTTTGGCTGCTTGTTCTGATACTGATTGGGATTGACTGATATGACGATTACGAGCGAACCATCCGCACTCTCCTACGCCGGCGACGACTCGACCGTCGACTTCCCGGTCACCTGGAAGTACTTCGCCAAGTCCGACGTCCTGGCCACGCACCGCGACGCGAGCGGTGTCGAGACGACGTGGGTGCTCGATACCGATTACACCCTGACCGCGGCCGGCGTAGAGGCCGGAGGCACACTGACCGCCACGACCGCGCCGGCGACGGACGAGACGCTCGTCATCGAGCTCGACCCCCCGAACACGCAGGACAGCTCGCTCCCCCTGGGCGGCGAGTTCCCCTCCACGGTCGTCGAGGCAGAGCTCGACCAGGCGGTACAGCGGGATGTAAAAATACAAAGACAGTTCCTGCGTTCGCTCCGCGTGCCTACGACCGACTCGCAGACGGGCGATCTGCTCGACCTG